AGGCCCCAGCAGTAGTAAACGCCCCAGCGGTAGTAACAGCCCCACCAAAATTTAATGTGTATCCGTTAAAACTTAGGGAGTTAAAGTTAGTCGCACATGGCTCAACATTAGTGCCATCACAGAACACAAACATAGTTTGCCCGTCTGGAATAGCCACGCCAGTACCTGCGGCAGTTTTAACAGTAACTTGTTGTCCTGAATCATTCTTACAAACATACAACTTAGAAGCAGTAGGACATACAACGGTAGCTGCGCCAGTAAGTGCTGTACCCGTATCGGTAAACTCAAGCATCGCGCACCGAGCTTCAGAGGTAGTACCATCTGCTGTAGTCAGTACGTGCGAGTTAGTGGTCCAAGTGTTGATAACTGCACGGCCAGCAACAGCTTCTTCGACCATCGAAGTGATATTATCATTTACTACGTCGCCCCACGTACCACTGAGTTCCCCTTGTACGGGAAGGGCTAATTTAAGTATCGAAGTATACTGTGTCGCCATGTTTTAATCCTCACGCGGCTATGTTTTGCCAATTAGGGTTTTGGTCGTCATCTACGCCGCCCCAAGCTGGTGTCTGTGCGCTAGTAACATTTTGCCAACTCGGGTTTTGGTTGTCGTTTATGTCGCCCCAAGCTGGTGTCTGTGCGCTAGTAACATTCTGCCAATTTGGGTTTTGGTTGTCATTTATATCGCCCCAAACAAGGACCGTACCTACCGCGCCTGTTGTACTTACTCCACCTACTAATACATCAGCATCAGCTTTTGGTGTTACGTTGCCAACTTGCCCACTAGCATATACACCTGTTACGTTTATTGTAGCACCTAATGCTACAAACACGTCTCCTACGGCCCCAGTACTTACTACTCCAGAGGCTGCGACATTTGCGGTGGCTGATATAGTGACAGTGCCTATAGCACCTGTAGCGCTTACCCCTGACGGGTAGATGTTTGCGGCGGCAGCAACAGTTACTGTACCTACCCCGCCAGTAGCAGAAAGTCCTGACGGTTGTACGTTCGCATCAGCAGATACAGCTACACTACCTATAGTGCCTGTAGCCACATTGCCTGTTACCAACACGTTTGCGTCAGCAGAGACGGTTACGGTACCAAGACCCGCAGTAGCGTCGAGGCCCGCTACTGGGGTATTAGCCCCGGCGATTATAGAAACAGTACCAGTATTGCCGACAGCTTCTACGCCAGTTAAAGATACATCTGCATTCCCAGCAACAGTTACTGTACCTGTTGCTCCTGTGGCCTCTACACCTAACGGGAATACATTAGCTTCTGCAACAACAGTAACTGACCCAACCGTGCCTGTTGCTGGTATACCCGAAGGTTGTACAGTAGCTGCACCACTAATAGAAACAGTGCCAACTGCTCCTGTCGTAGCCACCCCAGTAGGGAATACAGTACACCCAAGGGATACATCTACAGTACCAACCGCGCCTGTAGCCTGTACGCCATCAACTTCTACAATGATAAGGTCCGTACCCCAAGAGCCTTGGCCCCAAGCGGTCGAACCCCATCCTATGTACTCAGTTGAAGACGCCATTATTCATCCTACGCGATCCGAATAATGGCATTAGACGCGTCTGCGGTCGGGAATTGGATAGTAAAGTCACCCGCTGTAGACGTTTTATCTGAACCAAAATCAAGTACAGCAACGGCAGGATTAGTGCCACCGTCTGCGTGGTATATCAACGCTCCACGCGCCGTTATAGTTGCCGTGGACCATGTTGTATCCGCAAAATCTAAATACGCAGTAGTACCAGAAGTTGTTGGGGCTACAACAGTTAACGTGTTACCACCAGCAGTATAACCTGTACCTGAAACTTCATCGGTTGCACTATACGCAGTAGTCGCGGCGCTAAGGGTGGCTGACGAAGTGTACAGCGCGATCTTAAAAACCTGTGACGTGTCACCGCTAAAATCCATCTCACCATCAAGAAGGGCTTTTTTGAATGATGTACACATCGCTTGAGTAATTGCCATTTTTAGTCTCCTATTCTACTTCCACTCTAAATTGCCCAGAACGGTAAGTATCTTCACGAAGTTTCCCATCACCAAGCATCTTCAGTAATTTGAGAGATTGAACGTATAGACGTTCGTATACCTGAACGATGTCCGGTTCGCCTTTCATGAACCGTATTGCCTCAATAAGCGCACCGTTCAATAGAGCAGAATCAAACTCGTCACCTAACCACGTTGTTCCTGCGGTTACGATAGACTCAGGGTAATACCCATAGTGCAACTCCATCTCATAAGCTGCATCAGGGGTAGGTCCTAAAATAAAGGAGCTATCGTCAAAATACGCATAGTGTTTTGGTAAGCCTTGTGAGGAAGGGCTTGGGTACGCTTCTCGAATAAAATTAACGTCTTTATTCAAAAGAAAGTGGTACTCCCCACTACCATCAACGACTGCCAGTGAATACGTCCACAAGAAATCAGTCGGCATCCCGAGGTACTTATTACCTAACGACAACGTGCCCGTGACGTTCTTACGCAAAGCAGGAATCTGTACAGTGTTATAGATTTTCTGTTCAGCCTGCTGAGTAAACATAGCGAGCTGATCGTCAGTGAATGTGTTTTCAGTAACGTCTTGGATGTTAATTTTCAGCTCGGTATAGTTCATGCGTTACGCCATCGGTCCACGGGCTTTAGTACCCTTTGTTGCACAACCACAGCCGCGTACTTTTACGCCGCCGCCTTTTGCCATCTTATGGACTTCCCCGCCACAAGCCATTTTCTTTTTTGAAGGTTTAGCCATCTTCTTACGCATATCAATACTCCTATGTGGTCGTTACCGTAACGGTACCTACAAACCCAGTCCCTACAACAGACTTCATAGGTAGGATAAGCGCACGGCTTTTAGCGTATTGGTTAGAGTCTGGGCGAGGGTCCCGTAACGCCTGTGGGTCATGGACGGGGAACTCACCTAATTTTAGCTGCGGATGGTCTGGACTCCAGCACTCACGGCAGGCTTTTAAGTTTGTGTCCCGACCCTTTTCAATTAGATTACGTAACTCACGTAGTCTGTAAGTAAACCCACAAACATCACACACCCCTAACGCTTTTCGACTCGATGCAAATTGAGTAGCCATACTAGATTCTCATTACACGAGGCACGAACCGCGCCGGGGTTTTTTCCCTATCTTCGCCAGCCGCAAGCATAAATTGTTCTTCGTATGCCTGCTTTAACATGGGTATGCGTTCCGCTAACTGTGGGTCTTTCATGGCAATGTAGTACGCCAGCCCAGCCACTAAGCAAGGGAGAAACCTAAAGTTCATATCAGCGGTCTCTACACCGCTCCCTGCATCTTCGATACGGCGCATACGCCAGTAGCGGAACACATAATCGTTTGAATCAGGTACAGGCCACACAGTAATTTTAGGGGCATCACGTAACCGTTCTATCCGCACTTGGATTGGCCTACCCTGTGATAATTTGTTTGGGATAGACGCATAAGTGCTCACACTAATACGGTTTATTGTGAGGTCGCTTTGTGTGGAAACATTACCATCGCCCGTACGAATTACCTGCTCTAGCAGGTCAATAGTATCGGCGGGTAAAGTATATTCAGCCGTTCCAGCAACCAGACTTATTGACCCTTCGTCAATAGTCCATAGGTTAATCCCACGGTTCTGCCACTCTATCGTCAAAAGGTTCATGGAACGACGAGCAGTACGTAGGTCGTAACCTGACCGCAGTTCACGGCCAGCACGTTCCCACGCTTCTTCAGCGATTTCCGTGAAGTCCATATTAAATGCGGTAGTACCTGATGTCGTCATTTCTTAACCTTCCGCTTTGCAGGAGATACGCGTTTTGGTTTACCTGCGGGTTGCCCTAGCCGTTTCTTCTCAGCAATCTTTGCACGCTTTTCAGACGCGCTCATTTCGCTGCTTGTTTTCGGGGTTTTGCTCGACACACGTTTTGTGGGTCTACAGTACGGAGTACCGCGCTCCTCCCCCTCTTTGCGTCCACAAGCCTTGCCAGTACGTACGTCTTTCCAGTCTTCTTTGAACCAGCGTTTTAGTGACGCGCCCTTGGCTGTCTTGCGTACTGCCATTACTTGTTACCCCAATTCTTAGCTCCTACCTTGCGGCATTTAGCGATTGCTCCAGAAGCATAGGCAGAAGGGAACACCTTATAACGAGACTTCACCTTACGGTAACACTCGTCTTTTACAGTGCCGCCCTTCTTATAGCCTTTACCACTGCAACAATCGCAGTCGCATTTGCGGTAGTAACTACGCATCGGAACCTTTCATTTTTACCATTTTGCATTTACGAACAGCGCCGCCACGAGCCATACCACAGCCACGTACCTTACCGCCCTTTTTCATGCCGCGACGAGGTGCTGCTGCGCCTGTGCCAGTAACAGCCATCATGTCATCCATTGGACGCTTTTTCTTACGCTTCATTGGCATTTTTTCTTTCATGGGCATTTCGTCTGCCATGGGCATACCACCCATTCTGTAACCTTTTTTCATGAACTCATCTCCTACACTTTGAGGTACCCCAACTTTTTTAGCGAACTTGGGGTTGTTTGCTACCGCTGCCATAAACCGCTTTTGTTTTGCAGATTTAGCTGGCATGACATCACCATTTAACCTTATCGGCCCAATACGCAGCGCTCATTTTGCCTTTAGCAATGTTTTTACCGTGGCGAGCTTTGAACGACTTACGTTTGGCTTTCATACGCGCAGATTCACCTTGTTTTGGTTTGCCAGCGGTACTAGCGCCTTGCTCCCCAAAACGGATTACCTTCTCTTTACCCCCTTCACACGCTTTAACAACGTGTGACTTCTTAGGGTGCGATGGAGTACGACGCGGCTTGTTACAAGCCATACCAGCTTTATCGACTCGCCCGCCTGACTTGTAGTACCTCCGCATCTGATCCCCCTAGCTATAGAAGACCGTAATGGCGTCAATGTTCGTTGCGGCTGAGATATAAACATCTGCTTCGCAACGAAGGCCATTATCAGGGATATTGATGGAGTGAGAGTCAGACGCGAGAAAGTCAATATCTAGCACGGTAGCGCCCCCATTGCCATTGGTAATAGTAAGCCGCCCAGCCCCACCAGAATTGGTCAGGACTTGAACTTGACGGACACGCGCAGGTCCAATCGCAAGGGAGCCAGTCCCAGTGACACGTTTAGACTGAATGTCAGATAATGACATATATTAGTCCTCCTTCTTCTTAGAGGATTTTTTAGTCGTAGCCTTCTTAGGCTCCTCCTTTCGTATAGGAGTGCCATCCGCGTTTAGACCACGGGCTTTTAGTTCTTCTGCTGAAGGAGGAGCAAAACGATCACTCATAGCTCACCCCCCCTTATGATGCCGCGATTGTGCCGCCAGTATCTGAACGCTTCCAATTAGTACCGTCAGAAAACGCCAGAATAGCGGAACCAGCCGCACCATCAGACACGTAAATCAGAGTGCCTGCACCTGCGGAAGAAGCTGAAGGAGCTGTTGCTACAGTGTAAGTAGGAACTTTGATGTCACCGATAAAACCGTTAGTGGAAGTAACGGGACCTGAGAAAGTGGTATTCGCCATGTGTCACCTCTTGCACAAGGATTCGCTTCGCAGTCTGTGCAATGTCAGGTGGGCTGTGTACCTGTCTGCAAAGCTAATATGTTAAGCCCTAATATGAACATAGCCCAAAACCCACTAAAAAGAAAGGGGGACCGCAGTCCCCCTCTCAAATAGGCAATTAGGCTCCGGGTGAACCATAAATGCCCAGCGGGTCAGACACACCAAACGAGTAACGCTCACGAGCTTTATAGCGAGAGTTACCAGTATCGAAGTCTGCGTCCATAGAAGTACTCATGGGAGTACGGACGAAGTGCTTCAGACCGTTCGGTACATCTGTCAACAGGAACCAAGCGTTGGTATCGGTCAGATAGTTGTTAACGCTGTAGCCTTCAGGGATAGAACCCATTGAGCGGAGGGCGTTAATGTCGTTATCTGCTGTTGCCACGCGGCCTTCAGTTTGGAGCAAACGAGTAGCAACAAACTGTAGGTTAGGTGGAACAATCAGTTTCCGAGGCTTAGCTGCGATCAGCAGACCACGCTCGTCAGTCCACTGGCTGATACCAATAACAGCAGCTTCCAAAGAAGTTTCGTTAAGGTCAGCAGCAACAGTAGGACGGTTAGAGTTGGTTCCACCAGACACCAGCGGATGGTCGGTAGCACACAGAGTTTTACCGTCACCGTAGGTAGTGCCACTAAACGCATTGTTCAGGATGGCAGCAGCTTTAACTTGCTTGGTGTAAGCCATAGCACGAGCAAGCGCTTTGGTGTAACGAGCAGACAGAGAGTCGTAGAGGTTATCCTCAATAGCTTCTTCTGTAATGCTGAAACCCATTGCAATAGTTTCGTGCGTATAACGGGCAGTCCATGCTTCTTGAGCGTTATCATACTCAATAGCAGCACCTTCGTTCTTAACAGGCGCAGCGGAAAAGCCCGACAGCTTGGTTTCTTCCTCAAATGAGCGGTCTGAGGATTCGGTTTCAAAAATTTCGGCGTGCTCCTCGCCATACTTCGCGTATTCCAGACCGAACAAAGCGTTCAGGCCGGGGAGAAGTTCTTTAAGTAACTGGGCGCGTGAAATAGCCATTATCTACTCCCCCTTATACGCCAGTCGTGTTGTCATACTGATGGCCTGCGTTCCACTTAACGTAGGCTTCGGTATAACCACCCGAGCTGTTTTTAGTTTCCTCGACCAAACCTACGATACGGAAAGGCAGAGTGTTGGTGGTTGCAGACGTGTCGGAGATCGCACAACGGGAGTTACCTGAAGTTGAATCACCAGTGTTGTCTACACCTGCTACGTTAGCACCAATGTCGGTCTGGGCAAGGTCGCCAATAGTGGTGCCCGAGGAGACCACAGCAACTTTGAACAGAATGTCAGTGCCATCAGCAACGAATGCTTCGATGTCACTTGCAACAGTGCTTGCAGGGTAGTTCTGACGCCATACTTTGTAGCCAAGGTTAGGGTCAGTGTAGGTACAACCAAGAAAAACGCCTACGGGCGTCATAGCAGCATCAAACGTATCACGCTCAACAGTGCCTCCGGTAACGAGTTTTACAGCATCTCCGTAGAAGATGGAGGTAGCGTAGCCACTTGCAATTTTAAAGTGACGAGTTACACCCACGAAAGGAGAGCCGCTCAACAGTTTTACCGGAACAAGGCCGTATGGCCCACTTACAGTAGGATAAGCCATTGTTAGCTCCTAATTTAAGTTCCGTTACCAAATGTGACCTTCGTTTTACGATCATTAAAGATCGGCATACGAGGGTCGCTCTCACGCATAAGGTTGTTATCAACGGACTGCATCTGAGCACGAGCTTGTTCACCGTAATGCTCGTTGCGTTCTTCAACAAGTTCCGCAGGGGCTTTACAAAGCATCAAACCACCAATCACGATGTTGTCTTTAAACCGTTCGTTCTCGACTGCAACCATAGTGATTTCAGGGTGGTCTTTAGCCCGTACAGGCTCCCAACCTTCACGCAGTTTGGAAGATACATTGGTGGCATCAACTTGTCCTTGAGTACTTACGCGTACCCAATGAAATGCGTAACCCGGCTCAGGGTTCGGTGAGGGTAATACCTCTGGACGCTGCCAAGCCTTTTTACGGGTCGTTTTTTCACGAGACTCTAAGTCCCTTCCTAGACGGTTCTCAGCCATTGTTCTTCCTCATATCTAATGCAACCTGTTTGGCGTACTGTTCTGGGGTAAGCCCTAAGCGTTTAGCGAGTGTAAGTTGTGTTTGCGTTAACCGTATTTTCTTCGGTGCTGTGCTCCGCGTAGCGGGTGCAACCACATTACTAGATTTCCGCTTCTGCTTTGGTTCTACCGCAGGGTCATCCTCGAAGTTCTCGGGGAATAACTGTCGCATACGAGTATTTATACGCTCGTAGTATTCATCACTTTGAGGACTTACGCCCTCTTGGACAAGTTTGTTATGCAGCCCCAACGCATAGCTTGTCATTTCTATATCCTGATTGAACCATGGATTAGCTTTTTGCCAATCCACTGCTTTTTGGTCCACTTGAACAGGTGTTGGAGCGGGTTGTGTTTCAACTTTAGCAGGGGTTTCGTCTTCCTGTAAAGCTGGTAACTTGAAATTATTTAACTTATCGGCCTTAATCTTAGCGGTTGTTATGCTGTCTTGAGCAGCAAGAACAGCATCTGAGTCTCCAGCTTCATAGGCATCCTTGTATGCTTTTTTGGCTGTTTCTAACTCAATAGCAGCGTTCTTTTTGGCTTGTTCAAGTAAAACTGACTGGTTCTTATTCACGTCAGCTTTTAGCTTTCTGTTCTCCTCAACAAGCTGTTGAGACAGCCTTTCTAGTTCTTCCCGCTCACGAAGCGCCTGTTCTTTTGCACGGCGTTCATCATGGTATCCCTTACTGAAGTGCTGAATACGTTTACGAACTTTCTCTGAATATTCTTCAAGTTCGTCTTCGGTAACGTCTTCAGGTGGGTCAGAAGGTTTACGACCTCTATCTGCTTTTGGTGTATCATCAACAACTTCAATTTCATATTCGTCGTCAGTGGTACCTTCATCATCAACTGCTGGAGCAGGTGCTTCAGCTTGTGCTTTAGCTTTCTTACCGCCAACATCTACTTCCTCCGCACTTGAAGGTTCAATTTCTATATGTTTTTCGTTCCCGTCATCGTCGTGCGGGAAATCAAATTCTACTTTTTGAAATGGCATAAAGGGCCTCCTTAAACTGTCATGATGCCGCTAGGGTCAGGAATTACAGCTTCTATAGAGTCATCGTTCATTAAACGAAACTCCTTACCGTTCACCTTGAAACGAGTACCTGTGTTCATTCTGAACATCACGTAATCGCCTTCTTTGCACCACGGGCCGTTAGGGAAGCGCTCAGTATCAGCGTATGCGTCAGGACCTAAATCCAACACAACGCCCATGATCGACATAATGTACTCTTTGTGCATTACGTCTGAAGTTTTTAACAGGGTACTACCGTTGTAAAATTTTTCGACATCAGGTAACGCAATAAGTATGCGATACCCGGTTGGTTTTGGTAGTTGAGCTTCCCATTCTGCGTCTGTAATAACACGTTCTTTTACAGGCTCAGCGGGAGTGTTAGGCACTACAATTTTTGGAGCTTCAGTCATCGTCGTTGTCCATATAGTTGCGCGAGAGGTCTTCAATGTATTGTTTGCTGGCTTCAAGACCCCGAATGAGGCCAACAATCTCCCTATAGTTCGCATAGTCTTTAGCAGACCCTGCGGTGAGGAAGCTCTGTGCAGACGAGATTTGCTCGTCGATCTGGTGTTTCAGCACGTCAAAGACGGTTTTAGCCATTATTCACCCTGCTTTGGTTTACCCTGCATTAGTTTTGCTATCTCTAAGTCCAACCTATTGTTATCTTGGCGGCGGTTTGCGGCCAGCCGTACACCTTCTTTCTGGGCGTCAAGCTGAAGTTCTTGCGCTCCAAGTTGTAGTTCTCGTGCCTTAATCCCAGCGTCAACCAAGTCTTTCTGAGCTTTACGCTGCAACTCGGCCTGTCTGAGCTGCACGTCTTGCATATCTTTCTGGGTTTTGCGCTGTACTTCTTGTGCCTTGATCTGCAACTCGGCCTGCTTCTGCTGGAACACAGGGTCTTGAGCCTGTTGTTGCGCGGCTCTTTGCGCTGCTTCCTGTTGATGACTTTGTGTGAGTTGCTGTCCTGCGTCTGCCACCAACCGAGCCAAGTCCACTTCGATCTGTTCTGGCAGCTCTGCCCCCGGAGGTGGGAGCTGTGCGCCCAGCTTCTCCTCGATCTGCTGGCGATACTGGAAGCCCAAGTGCTCAGCAATATGCGCCTGTAATGCCGCCATAATCTGTTGAGCCTGTGGGTTCTGCCCGATCATCTGAGCAATCATCGGGTCCTGCATAAACGATGTATGGGTGGCAATATGCGCGGCATGATCTTGGTAAATAAACGCCCGCATCGGTTTACCCACCAAGGCATCCATGTTTTCACTGACTGGATCGGTAGGTTTAGCGTCATCTCTTGTGGGAACAAGTTTGTCTGCGTTCTTTACGCCAAGAACTTCGATCATCTGTCTGTGTAAGGCAGGTAGGTCGTATATTTGTGGGGCAGACTGCGCCATTTGTAACACTGCTTGGTACTGCACGACACGCTGCGCCATAGTGCTACTGTTAGGATCGCTGACGGGGATCACGTCCACCATCATGTAGTCTGCCTGCCGTGCGCTAATCTCCCCACGGTGCGGCTCGTAGCCATACTCTGCGGGAGCGTGTTCTGCCATTATCGCCTTGAGCATCTTGAACTCTTGCTTCATGGCATAGTGGACACGGGCTTGTACCGCTGCCATCGGCTTCAACGTACGCTCTAGGAGCGCAAGCGTTGTACCCACAGGCGCGTTAGCAGACATATCTGATATGTTGAGGTCGCTAATAGCCCCCAGACGCCGCCCTTCATTAGTAATCTGGTTGAGCAGGGCAAGCAAA